CTTGTATTTAATGTAATTACTGAGAAGCACATCATAAATGAAAAACAAGCAATGTTTGAGGATTGGAAAGAAAAGGAACCTAAAAAGAAAAGAAAGTTTATTAGATTTTCAATAGGTTGTGACACCTCATATTCAAAAAAATCTCACGACAAACTTACATTTGAATTTACTGGGATTACTGATGACAGAAAATGTATACTACTTGAAGAAGAAACTTACAACAACAAAGATAGAGAAATACCATTTGCTCCATCAGATGTTATACCTAAATTGATTAATTTTGCTGAGAAATGCAAAAACAAATGGGGATTTGCAAGATACATTTTTATAGATAGTGCTGATGCTGGAACAATAGCAGAAGCAAAAAAGTATAAAAGAAAAAATGCTTGTATTTATATGTTTGAAGGGGCATGGAAAAAAACAAAGAACTTAACAAGAGTGCAATTGCAACAATCTTGGTTAAATACTGAAGATTTTTTAATTGTAGAAACTTGCAAAGATTATATAGATGAAATGAATGTGTATAGTTTTACAGAAGATGGACAACTAGAAGATGGTAATGACCATAGTATACAAGGATGTCAGTATGCTTGGTTACCATTCAAAAACTTAATAGGAAATTGGGAAATGATAAAGCAAATGATAAAAGATATAAACGAGGAGTGAAAATATGGGATGGGTGAAAAATATGATAAGAAATTGGTTAGAGATTAAAAATCCTGGTTCAGTTAATTTTGATATAGAGCAATTGAATAACTTTGAAAGTCAGGCATTTATAAATATGATTTGGTATAGAGGTGAACCTAGTGAATTGGAACAACTTTATGAACAAGCTGATGATAGACTTGGAAATAAACACTTTTGGGGAAGTAAACCTACAGTTGGTATGAATATTAGAAAAATTCATACGGGCTTACCATCAATGATAATAGACACTTTGGCAGATGTTGCTACTGATGACTTGGATAAAATTGATGTTGAAAAAAGACAAGAAGAATGGAACGAAATATCTAAAGAAAATGATGTGAAAAGTTTGATAAGAGATGCAGTGGTGGGCACTTTAGTATCTGGTGATGGTGCATTTAAGTGGTCAATAGATACTAGTATAAGTAAATATCCTATAATTGAGTTCTATGATGGCTCTAGAGTTGATTTTGAATATGAAAGAGGTAGATTAATAGCAGTTATATTTAAAACTAAAAAAGTTATAAATAAGCAATATTATACTTTGCTAGAAAAATATGATAAAAATGGAATTACTTATAAATTACATAACAAAGAAGGTACAGAACTTGATTTGAAAGATTTCCCAGAATTAGCAAAAAAATATGAAAAGGTTACTAATCAAAATGATTTTTTAATGGCATTACCAATTATGTTTAAAAAGTCAAAGAAATATAAAGGAAGAGGAAAATCTTTATTAGATGGCAAACTTGATAATTTTGATGCTTTTGATGAGGTATGGTCACAATGGATGTTAGCATTGAGAAAAGGACAAATAAAAACATATATACCTGAATCATTATTACCTAGAGATCCGGAAACTGGATTGTTATTAAGGGGTAGTGATTTAGATAACGATTTTATTTCTGTAGAAGAAAGCATTGGAGAAGATGTTAAGAACAGAATAGAGACTACACAAGGTCAAATTCAGCACGAAGCACTATTGAGCACTTACATTACTGCATTAGATCAATGTTTAACTGGTTTGATTAGTCCAAGTACATTGGGCATTGACACAAAGAAAATAGATAATGCAGAAGCAACAAGAGAAAAAGAAAAAACAACTCTTTACAAAAGAAACCAAATAATTGAAACACTTACTAAAACAATAAATGATATTGTTAACATTACCTTTAAAGTGTATGACACTATGGAAAAGAATGAAATTACTGATATAGATGGTGTTGCAAGTTTTGGTGGTTATGCTAATCCATCGTTTGAAGCACAAGTTGAAACAATAGGAAAAGCTAAAACAAATGGTGTTATGAGTATAGAGACAAGTATTGAAGAGTTATATGGTGATACCAAAGATGAAAAATGGAAAAAGGAAGAAGTAAAAAGAATTAAAAATGAATCTGGAATAGTTGATATGGAAGAACCATCAATCAATGAAGATTTAGATTTAATTGAAAATGAAGAGATGTTGAAAGGTGGTGTTGAAGATGGTGGAAAGTAAGGAAAAACCAATAAAGGGATTAAAAATCAAATATGATGGAAAAACATATGAAAATATCACTTATTTTAGTATCAGTACTTGGGGTGGAAAAGAAAGAATTAATTTTACTGATAAAAAAAGCGATAATGTTGTAACAAACATTAATTGTAATTTTAGTGATATAAGAATAATTCAAAGTAGTGATAATTAATGAATGATTATAATATAAAAAAAATATATGAAGATATGGAAATAGAATTGATATCTTCGATGAAAAGAAACTATAAAAGACATCTTAAAGAAGAAAAAGATACCGGCTTTGAATATTCTCAATGGCAATCAGAAAAGTTGAAAGAATTAAAAAGATATCAAAGAGAAAATAAAGATATTATTGGTGGTTATACTAAGGGATTATCTGATGAAGTATCACAGCATTTAAAAAGAGAACTTAAGCAAGGCTCTATTAATGCAATTAATCAGTATAATAAAGTAATGGGCAAAAATTTAAAACCTAATAAAATAATGAATCATAGTTTTTTTAGAACAAATGATAGAAAGGTCAATGCTTTGATAAAAGTTGTAAATAATGACTTAAAAACCGCTAACACAGCAGTTTTAAGAATGGCAAATGATCAGTATAGGCAAGTTATTCATAAGAGTGCTTTTTTTGTTGCTAATGGAGTTTTTACTGAAAAACAGTCTGCTAGAATGGCAACTAAAGAATTAACTGAACTACAAAAAACTAAACTTGCTATAGATGAAGCAAATAAAGACTTTTTAAGTAGAGGATTTAACTGTGTCGAATATAAGAATGGCAGAAGAGTCAATATTGCCAGTTATTCTCAAATGGCTGTTAGAACTGCAAGCTTAAGGGCTCAATTAATGGGGGAAGGAGACTTTAGAAAATCTATAGGAAGAGTATTAGTCCAATCAACATCTCATGGTGGTGCTTGTCCAATATGTCAAAAATGGGAAAATAAAATATTTATTGATGATGTGTATTCTGGTGGCACAAAAAAAGATGGTAAGTACATGCTATTAAGTGAAGCAATGAAACAAGGGTTTTTACATCCAAATTGTCGCCATGGCTTAACGACTTATTATCCGGAGGCTGATGATATAGAAAATTATTCTGATGAAGAATATGAAAATGATATTAATTGGATAAATAATAGAATTGATGAAATTAATAATAATGAATTAAATTATATTGATAGAAATATCAAAAGATTTGATAGATTAGAAAATGGTTCAATATCTCCTATTAATATTCAAATGTTTGCTAATAGAAAAGAACAATGGATAAACGAGAAAGAAAAACTTATTAATAATTCTTATGTTGATATAACAAATCAATGGTCTGATATTTCTGATGTAAATAATAAAGAAACAAAGGTATTAGAAAAAGATGAAATATTTAATTACAACGGAGAGAAATATATTATTGATGATCATTTTGTAAAATATAGAACAAAACAAAATGAAAGAGAGTTTGCTGATTGGTTGGTAAAAAAAACAGGATTAAATATACAATTAAATCCTGAAGTGGAATTTCCAGAAAATATTAGCGTTGCAGACTGTACTATATATAAGAAAAAACAATTTTTAGGAAACTATGATATGAAAATTGTTACTGGCAAAAGTAGCCAACTATTATTCCACAATGTTGATGGAAAAGAAAAACAAGCAAAAAAGTTTTTGTTTGAAGCTACTGACTCTCCTTTGACTATTAATGAATTAGTAAAACAAATTGATAAATTATTTAAGTGGAAAGCACCATGGGTTGAGGAAATTGGAATAAAGAAAGATAAACAATTTTTAATATTCAAAAATATAAATACAAAAAAATAAAAGTTGTAACACTAGGTGAAAAGGTCACCACGACTACAACTTTTAATATATACATTATAGCACAAAAACTATAATGTGTCAAATCGGAGCATAGCACAACTTGGTAGTGCACTAGTTTTGGGAACTAGAGGTTACAAGTTCAAATCTCGTTACTCCGACCATTAATATTATATGTAGAAAGGAAATAAATATGATAGCAATATTAATAATTATAGCAATTTTATTATTTTTTATAATGTGTGTATTATCTGCAATAAAAAATGAATTAGAAAAAACAAGATTGGAAAATAGAGAAATTGTTAATTTATTAAACAAAAGAAAATAGTGTTACCTTTATAGGTAGCATAGAGTAGATATAAAAAACGCTACATCTGAGTAGGCTGAAAAAGTTAGGCGTGCCGAACGGGAAGGGTAAAGACTTAATATCTACTCTATGGTGCTTATAAAAATAAGTCGGTAGAAATACTGGTTTTTATTATGCACTAAAATATAGTTTGACCGTATCTAATAAACGGAGTGTGGATGACCTTATCCAACATAGAAAAAGGAGAAATATGAAAAAAGAATTAATGCCGCTAAACATTCAATTATTTGCTGATAGTGGGGAAGAAAATAATGCAAATAACACTGCTGACAATGAATCAGTAGAAAATCAAAAAAATGCTAAAGATGATGGAGTAAAAGAAACTGATAAAAAAGTAGAAGAAAAAAAGTATACTGACAAAGAATTAAATGATATCAGTTTAAAAAACGAACAAAAGGCTTTAGCAAAGCAATTGAGGGATTTAGGTATTGATGATGTTGAAAAGGCTAAATCAATTTTAGCAAAGGCAAGAGAAGAAGAGGAAAAATCTAAAAGTGTTGATGAAAAAACACAAGAGGCTATTAAAAAAGCAGAAAAAGCCACTCTTGAAGCAATTAATACCAAAATCGAAAATGCTTTACTTAGAAAGAATGTTAAAGATGAAAAAATCACTAGAGCAGTAAGATTAGTAGACAAGAAAAACATTCTTGATAAGGATGGTCAATTAGATGAAAGTAAATTAAATACTGAAATCGAAGACTTATTAAAAGATTTTCCAGAACTAATTAGTAAAACGGAAGATAAACAAAAAGGTTTTAAAATTGGTGACGATGGAAAAGAAGAAACAAAAGATGAACTTGCAGATATGCGAAAAATTATGGGATTGAAATAAATCTCATTTTTTATTGCCAAAGAAAGGGAGATGATTAAAAATGGCAAATAGTATAGCAAAATTCAAAAAATATGTACCTTTATTAGATGAGGTATACAAAAATTCTGCATTAACTTCTATATTGGATAGTGATGATTCACTAGCAAAAGCAGGAGCAAATGCAAATGAAATTATAATTCCTAAAATCGATATGGATGCTTTAGGTGATTATGATAGAAATAGTGGCTACACCAATGGTGATGTGACTATGACTAATGAAACAGTAAAATTTAATTATGAAAGAGGTAGAATGTTTACTGTTGATGCAATGGATGATGAGGAAACTGCCGGACTTGCTTATGGTAGGTTAGCAAGTGAGTTTATTCGTACAAAAGTTGCACCAGAAGGCGATGCTTTCAGATTTGCTACATATGCAGGAGTTAGTGGTATTTCAAAGGTTGCAACACCAGCTACTTTATCAACAGGAGCTGATGTTATAAGTGCTTTAAGAGCAGCAACAAACAAAATGGATGAGGATGAAGTGCCTTACGAGAATAGAATATTATTTATTACTCCAACATTAAAAGGTTTAGTTGATGATCTTGATACTACAAAATCAAAAGAAGTATTAGCAAGATTCTCACAAATTGTACTTGTACCTCAAACAAGATTTTATACTGCTATTGATATGTTAGATGGTAAAACTAGTGGTGAAACTAAAGGCGGTTACAAAAGACATGCTAAAGGTTCAGATACTGGGGATACAAACGGAGCAGATATTAACTTTATGGTAATTCATAAAGGTGCAGTAATGCAATATAATAAACATATCGCACCTAAAGTTATTACACCAGAGGCAAATCAAACTTCAGATGGATGGAAATTCGGTTATAGAAAATATGGACTAGCAGATGTTTATGAAAACAAAGTAGCAGGAATCTACTTACATCATAAAGCAGCACCAACTGCATAATAGGAGGGATAAAATGAGAACTGTTGGATTAATTATAAAAAGTCAACCTAAAAAGGATGATAAATCAAAAGAAAAAGATATAAAAAGTCAACCTAAAAAGGATGATAAATCAAAAGAAAAAGATATAAAAAGTCAACCTAAAAAGGATGATAACGATGGCGAAGTTCAAAAATAAAAAAACTAATCAAATAGTAGAAGAAAATTTGAACTTCTATATTGAAAACTTAAGAAAAAATAAAAGCTTTGAGGAGATAAAAGAAGGCATTAAGCCTTCTTCTCTAAAAAAAGTTGAAAAAAAAGAAGTGGAAAAGAAACCACTTCAATAGGAGGTGGCTTAAATGACACTTTATGTTGATAAAAAATATTATTTAAATACATTTAAAGGTAGTTTGTTATCTGATGATGAAATAGACAAATATTTAGAATTAGCACAAGAAAAAATTGATAGTATAACATTTAATAGAATTGTTAAAATAGGCTTTAATAATTTAACCAATTTTCAGAAAGAAAAGATAAGTAAAGCAATTTGTTGTCAAGCAGAATATGTCAAAAGGAATGGATATAACAATGAAGAAAATAGAGATATTTCTTCTTATTCTGTCCTTGATATATCTGTAAGTGTTGATAGTTCTAAAAAAAGTATTGCACAAAAATTAAGTATGTCGGAAATAGCATATGATTATGTGCATAAAACTGGTTTGGATAGTAGGTTAAGGTAATGGCAAACAATATTAAGGTGTTACCATTTCCTGATTTTCTTTTAAATACAGATTATTCACTAGTTTTAAATGATATAGGAATATCTGAAGAAGGAGAACCTATAGAAAATTTTAAAACTAGTGGTAAATGTATTTTTAGTGAAAAATCCAAAAGAATTATTGATTCTAATGGCAAACAAATAACATTGCTAGGAAAAGTTATTATTAAGGGAGATATAGCACCATCATTAAGTAATATTAGTGATGGCGTTATTACTATAAATGGATGTAATTATGAGATACATGCAGGTTATAGACCTAGAAATCCTAATGGAACTATACATCATACGGAGTTCGAAATAAAATGAAAGTTAAAGTTACAAGTAAAATAGATCCTAAAGGTAATGCTTATGTTAAGAAATTAATGCAAGAAGCTTTAGTTGAAACTGCTGATGCGTTAAAAAGTGATTTAGAACAAAGTCAAATAATGCCATTTGATACTGGAGCATTGCAAAATAGAAGTACATTTATTGATGATTCTAAAAAAAACAGTGGCGTTGTGTCTATTGTATCTGATACTGTATATGCTAGGAGACTTTATTTTCATCCTGAATATAATTATCAAAAGACACATAATAAAAATGCTGGTGGTGCATGGTTTGAATCATATATCAACGGTAATAAAAAGAAATTTGCTACTAAAACTTTTACAAAAATATTGAAAGGAAAGTTAAAATGACTTTAAAAGAATATAAAGATTACTTTAAAAGTGAATTTAAGTGGATTGACTCTATTAGTATAGGTAAAATTGATAATAATAAAGAAAAAGCAATATGTTTTTATAATTCGAAAATGAATGGAAGTTATGTTGGAGTATTTGGTGGTATTAAAAACAAATCTACAAATATAAAAGCAGTAACAATTCTATTAAGATATACT